TTAAAACTCAATGTATATATGTCAACGCTAAAGGCTTGGATGGGCAGTACGGATTATTTGGTAACATTAATCCACAGAAGATAGAAGATGCACCAGGATCTTCAAAATGGAACAGTTCGCCAAAAATCCCAGACACAGATGAACTACCTTTCTAAGAGCAAAGATGAATATTTAGTTAAAGATCCTAACCTAAATGTTCATTTTAAAATAATAAATGGTGTACGCTACTGGCTTACACCACCTCCTAATGGTTATCAAAAATGACTGTAAATCCTTCTGTAATTAAATTACGCAAACTTAAAGAAATAAGACGTAAAAACTTAGAAAAAAATTTTTTGGAAATACAAATGAAAGGGTTAGATCATTATGTTTTTATAAAAGAAAATGGTAAAGCTCAAGTAGTTTATGATGAAGGTCGTTGGGTTACAGAACATATAAGAACTGCAATCCTTAAATACAATTATGAAATTGACAAGATAGATAAGTTATTTATTAGAGACTTTACTGATGAAGAACTTAACGAGTACGAAAAAACTTTGCAATAGGATTCATTGGCCTTCTTTTTCTCATTTCTACTACAACACGATTAGCTTCTAATTCTATAAGTCTGTTTAATAATGAAGCCATAAAAATATCTTGGTCAAACTTTTTTCTGACCATGTGTGTGCAGTATCTTTTTATATTATCCAAATTATCACTTTTCATTATTTCTCTACATTGCATTTCAATTTCTAGTTCCAACTCTGGAGGTGCTGGTTCTATATCAATGTTGAGGAATTTAGTAATTTTCATTTTACTGGAAATAGTTTTTCTTCAATCATCTTGACGATTGCATCATCAACATCATTGTCTGACTTTTGTGCAAGATCTTTTAAAAGATTCAAAGCAGCTTTGCGAAGAGATTCAGATTTACCAAATCTGATAAACAAATTGATTAAAAATTTAGACATAAGTTTGTATGTTCTTTTCCAAACATACCAAAGATTAACGATTCTGACCTTCTATACGACTTACGGCTTTTTCTAACTGATTGATTCGGTTAAATATTTCTCTTATATCTCTTTCTCGTCTATTACTTATATTAGATAACACCATAAGGAAAGCTGTAGCTGCTGCTCCTATTAAAGCTGCGTGTACCTCTGGCATTGATTTAAGCTATATTTATGTATAGTATGACTAATAAAACTTAGTTATGGCAGAAGAAGTCAAAAAAAATCCTCTCCAGAAACTGAAGGAAAACATTACTGACAAGGAGGAACAATTAGCTTTCATCTCAGTTGTAGTAAGGCTTGTTGTTGTTGCTTGGAGTGGATTTATAGTTTCTCTAAACTACATTTCTATTCCAGGATATAGTAACGAACCCAAGGACATCACGTTTCCTGCCAGCTTGCTGACGGGAGCACTTGCCAGTTTCGGATTGGAAGGAGCTAAGAAAAGAGGTGATGGTACATTTAAACCAGAAGATAAACCACTAAACAAAAAAGAAGTAGAAGCGTTACTAGCATCACAGTCAGGAGGTTATCAAACAATTAGAATAGAAACACCCATCAAGATTCTTGGTGCGGAAGTTGTTGATCGTGACCGCACACCACCTAAAAAATGAAAAAACTAATCCCACTTTTACTATTAGCAACAACACCTGTCTACGCTAATATCAAACAGGAATTTGTAACCTCTGCACAAATATCCATAGACTCGCCTTATGTAATTACAAATGCTGCACCATCGAGTTACAGCATAAGCGGAAACAATATTACAACTTCTACAGGAACAGGAGATAGTGTGGTTACAAATGCAATAGGTGGTTTAAATCTTGGTAGTTTTGGTAGTAATGGAGCACCAAACGCAATACACACAAATAAAACAGTAACAACTGCTGGCTCTGCTTTTTCTCTCAGCGAAAGTTATCAAGCTGGAGATGGATCTCAAAGTGCAATCACTCCTTCTAGCGGAATAGCAAGCCTCCCCGTGCTTGGTGGTACAACTACTGTTATCTCAGGAGGCACTGCTGGTAATCTTGCTTTAACTTCAGTTTCATCAGGAATACATACTTGTACAGCAGGAGGTAGCGGAACAAGTTGTATTGGTTCTACTACTGTTCGTATTACGATTGACTAGACTTTGGCTCTTAGTTTTATTAGCATTACCTGTAAGGACATTAGCAGTCCCCGTAGTGCCTCAGTTCCGATCTGGAAGTTCTCAAACTTCAAGCACTTCAGAATCTGTAGTGAATGAGGTAATAACTAGCCATCAATATCGGACAGGGTATTCCTATTCTGCATCAGGACACAACATTGAATCATCAGATCTTAACGGATACATTAATCCTACGGCTACAACTCTTACAGAACAAACAGTTGGAGGGGTAAGTTTTAGTTGGACTTCACCAAACTTAGAAGCAGTTCCAAGGTGGAAAGTGGTAACTCCAGGATCGGCCTTTTCTCTTCAAGAAACTCTAATAACTCCAGGATTAGACACAGTAACCACAATAACAAGAACAATAAACACAACAACCACAGTAGAAACTACAACTACATTTGGGCAATAGCTTTACTTTTCTGTCCTACAAAGGCTTTTGCTAATACCACAGTCGCATCGCCATCGTCAAATGCACAAGGGGTAGTAAATAATAATGCCACCATGATAACCCCATCATCAATGCCTTCTTTTCGTATGAGTCAAGGTATTGTCTGTGCATCCCCTAGCCTTACAATCACTCCTTATGTAACTGATTCTCATACATTTTCTTTACCTAGAGAAACTGTTACCAGACAAAATATCTATGATGAGACCACTGGAGAAATATTATATGTACAAGAAACTCCTAGATTTGAGAAGGAAAATTTTAATTTAAATTATGGCATCTCGGCTCAAATAAACATACCATTGGGAAAGTCACCAGCCCTTTGTCACGAAGCAAGTGCAGTAAATATTGAAGCTCAAAAGTTATTGATAAAGAAAACTAAAATGGAAATTAGTTTATATCGTTTAGAAATGTGTGCAAAACAGGCGAAATTAGGTGTTACTTTCAAACCTAATACTCCCAGTGCTGTTACTTGTGAAGATATTGTTGTTAATATTCCACCAAATCAAGTTATCCCACATACTCACAAATTAAAAAGCAACTGACGCTCCGACAGAGCAGTGGCAGGAGATGTATCAGTCAGTCCGTTAGGATTGATTGCCATTTAAGGACATAGACAATCTCAGTTCAAAGAACCTAACATACCATTCACAAAGCATGATGTTGGGTCTGGTTGCTTGTATATCATTTTAACATAAAAAAGGCAGTAGACAAGCACGGTTAGACTTGTCTACCTAGACGCCCTATCCATTGCCTTGTCGAATAGGGTTTTTTAATTATACACAATAAAAAGTAGATAAGCCCCTTCCAAGTAACCTATCTACTTAAGCCAAGTCTCACGGCTCTTGTTTATTATATCAAATATTTGTATTTTGTTATATAAATAATATAGATTTGACATATATAAGATATATAACTAATATAAATATATTGTAAACTTAAACTAATGAGCCTTCCTTTTGCAAGATTAAATGATTCAAATAAAACTCAAACTTTTGAATCTGGCATTACATTTTCTATAGAAGATATAGATAGAGAACTAGCTAAAAAATATTTAGCTATGAATTTTGAAAATAATAGACGACCAGCACCTAGAGCTATTTCTAACATGGTTGAAAGTATGAAAAATGGTGATTTTCATTTGAGTTGGGATTGTTTAGCTTTTAGCGATGAAAATGTTTTAGTTAATGGACAGCATCGTTTAAATGCAATTATTCAATCTGACATAACTTGTAAATTTTTTGTGATTCGTGGTATTCCACATGAAACAATAAAATGTTTTGATACAGGAAACAAAAGAAAACAAGCAGACAGAATTGCTGTTGCAGGAACTCCCATGCACCCTAAGGCTTGTGCCATAATTAAATTAGCTCTGACAGATTATAAATCAAAATTTAGTGGTCTTGAATCAAGATATGGATATCAAAGATATGACGATTTTATTGCTGAACTATACAAAAAACATAGTGAATATTTTGAAAAATTAGAAGCTGATGGTTATTTTAAACCTAAGTATATAAATAATACTGTTGCGACTGCATTTAAAATATATCTAGAAATAGTTGTAGGTAAATTTAAATATTCAAAAGATGAATTACCTTATGATATGAGTGCATATGACAGAAGTGTTCTATGGATTGAACTCGTTACTAATGGATATTCCAATAATACAAATTGGAATCCAACTATAGATATGGCTCCAATAAAATTAAAAGAATATTTAATAAAAAGAAGAGAAAGAAATGAAACAATGTATGGTCTTGTTGCTTATAAATATTATTTAGTTGCTGCAAATTATTTTATGAGAGGCAAGATGACTGCTGGATTTAGAATTGACAATGTAAAAAATGATCCTTTTTCTAACTTTATAAATCTAAATTCAACAAACGGTAAAGAATAGTTATTTATTATCTTTTTTCTTTGTAAGTTTCTTTACGATATTTTTGATAGCTGGTTTGATTAGATTGAGAATAAGAGGGCTACTCGCAGCCACAAGGCCAATAACAGCAGTAGAAACAATAGTGCTCGGTTCTGGGATGTATTGATCCACAAAAGGAACGTCTTCATATAGAGTGATGCACTCAACCCCATCATCTCCTCTTTTATGACCAATGACACGTTCCAATCGTTTTTCGTTACGAAAATCCCCAACTCTCTGATCTTTTTTACCAGGACAGGGTTCTAATTCGATAACTTCATCTTTTGG